ACCCACGACCGTCGCGATGAGATCCGCAGACACTTGCATCTGACCGATGAGGAGGCGGCGTTGACGGAGTATCGCGGCGCCTATTCGACGTTCAAGGGCTCTCCCGCCTCCGAGGGACAGCTGCAGTTCGATCTATGGAATGCGCGCCCCTATGGCATGTGGGATTGGGACGCCCTCAAGAACGACATCAAGAAGTGGGGCATTCGCAATTCGCTCCTGTTGGCACCGATGCCTACGGCGAGCACGTCGCAGATCCTAGGTTTCAATGAAAGCTTCGAGCCATTCACCAGCAACATCTATCAACGTCGCACGCTCGCGGGAGAGTTCACTGTCATTAACAGGTACCTGATTCGCGATCTCATCAACCTCGGCATTTGGTCTGTCGACCTCAAGAACCGCATCCTTCTCGGCAACGGAAGCATTCAGCACATCCAAGAAATCCCACAGACGATCCGCGATCTGTACAAAACGGCATGGGAACTCAAGCAACGCGTGCTTATCGATCAGTCGGCCGATCGTGGCATCTACGTATGTCAAAGCCAGAGCCTGAACTTGTTCGTCGAGGATCCCGAGTTCGCGAAGCTCTCCAATATGCACTTCTACGCGTGGAAGAAGGGGCTCAAGACGGGTATGTACTACCTGCGCACGCGTCCAAAGGCGAAGACGATGGCCTTTTCAATTGAGGCCACGGCGATCACGAGCGGCGGTGGATCGTCAAACATGCAAACACATTCGCCAAGATCCGACGAAGTCGCGTTCGCCTGTCGCCGCGACGACCCTTCGTGTACAATGTGCAGCTCGTAATTTATTATCCACGTGACATGGTAGAATAATGCCACTTCCATATATTTTTGTTCTTGACTGGGATGGTACAATCGCAGGCAAAGTCGACTTTCAGTCTCACGCATTCACCATACGATCAACGCTCAAGCGCATGGGGTTCAAAACGCCTCCGATAACCAGCGTCCCAAAGGCGTTCAATCAACACTCCAAGCTCATCCGTCCGGGCTTCGCGGCATTCATGAAAGATATCAAGGCATATTACGGTAACAATGTGTATTTTTTTATCTACACTGCGAGCGAAAGGCAATGGGCGCTTCAAGAGATACAGTGGGTGGAGAAAGCGCATGACATACAGTTCCAACGGCCAATATTTACGCGCGACGACTGTATTGTCGACAGCTCTGGTAGCTACAAGAAATCCATCTTGCGCGTGTTTCCGCGGATATGCAGATCAATTGCGAAACAACATCAACTGACGAAGAAAGAGCGGGACTATGTGTTGCACAACCAGCTGATGGTCATCGACAACAATGCGGTCTATACCGACATGCAGGACAGGTTGTTGTTGTGTCCCGATTACAACTACGCGGTGTTCGAACACCTGACAGACTTTATCCCGGCGGAAGCGAGACGCTCGCCGGAGGTGCAACAGATGATATACTCTTTTATAAATATGGGTATCATGTGCCCTATGAGCAAACACGACGACCATATGCACAACATTCTACATACCTACTCGTGGATGACGACAAAATGCAAACACATTGTTGAAATGAACAAAGTGTATGCGCATGACGATTTTTGGAAGTATCTGCGCAAACTCATTACGCAAAACGAGTTAAGAAAATACACACCAAGTATCATCAAACAGCTACAAGAAGCAGTATGGAAACGGACAAAAAAACGATAATCAGTTTCGACATCGGCATTAAAAACTTGGCATGCTGCGTCGTGGAGACGAGTGATGACAAATCGGATACAAACGCCAACATATTGGTATGGTATATCATCTCACTTGCCGACAAAAAAGAGAAGATTCCGCCCGTGCAAGAGTTGTCGCTTCGCTTGTTCGCCGAACTCGACGAATTAGTCGATCGACTGGGCGGCCGGACAATCGACGACGTGATCGTTGAGAATCAGCCGTCGCGAATCAACGGCGCGATGAAAACGGTACAGATGATGATATACAGCTACTTTCAACTTCGTCGTCACTGGGAAGGTAGGGTTTCGGCGGTGCACATGGTGTCCGCGCGCGGCAAGCTACAAGAACACGAGTGGTGCGAGGGATCGATCACAGAGCGAACAGATAAGACGGGCTATGAGCTGAACAAGTGGAAAGCTATCCGCGTGACGCAGTGTTACATTCGAGGCGACAGTGAGCTCGAAGCATTGTTTGGAAAGTATGCGAAAAAGGACGATATGGCCGACGCTTTACTGCAATGTATATCCTGGCTGAGAAAGCGCAAGTATATGATACAACATTGTGCGTACGAAAGCATTTAAAAAGAGTATGGATTTCTTGATAAGGAACATGATGCATCCTCAGATTACTATCCATTCTGATGACGATGACGAAGTCATGTCTATTGACAAACACTTTCGGGTTCCCGCGATGTCCGGTCCCAGCGGACCGTCTCTCGGTACCGACCTACTTATCAACAAACGCAAGGTGAGCAGCGATGTCTTGTCTATTTCGTCGGGTCACAGTAGCAAGCAGTCGTCCGTGAGCGATGATTCGGACGAAACGGGCTCCATCGATGCCGGGAGCGGCGGTCTGTACGGCGGAGGTGCGCGTATGTTCAACACGAAGCGTTCGATGTCGTCTGGCTCCAGCAGTTCTAGCTACGAGACGGACGAAACAAGTGAGGAAGATAGCATGCCAAACAGCCCCGGCGTGGATGTGATGGCGAACCGCATGGCGGCGGAGCGGTACAAGGTCACGAATGAGCTGAATGAGAAGAAAGAGATCCTGTATCAAATGGATCGCCTAGAGGCGAAGGGGTACAGACTGCCAAAGAAGTTTACTCTTCAGTCGGACATCGAAGAAATGCGCGTCGAGTTCAATCGCATCCTTCGCGAGAAGGAGGTTGACGCGAGTGTGCGCTTTCAACGCAAGATGATGATGGCGCTCGTGACGGGCGTCGAGTATCTCAATGATCGCTATGACCCATTCGACGTCCGCCTCAGCGGGTGGTCAGATACCGTTCACGAGAACATCAATGATTACGATGATATCTTTGAGGAGCTACACGACAAGTACAAGGGCAGTGGCAAGAAGATGGCTCCAGAGCTGCGCCTCCTCATGTCTCTTTCGGGCTCGGCATTCATGTTCCATTTCACCAATCGCATGCTGAAGCAAAATGAGGTTCCCGGGGTGGAGGAGGTTCTTCGTTCGGATCCGGCGCTCATGAAGCAGTTCCAGCAATCGGCTATGAACCGCATGGCATCCACGACACAAGCGGCGCGCGGACCCGGCGGCGGACTGTTTAGCATGGTCGGAAATCTATTCGGCGGCTTCGGCGGAGGATCCGCGCCCGGTCGCGCGACGATGCCTATGCCTTCGAGGCAACATGAACAGGTGCAGATGAGGAGGCCTCAAAATGTAGAGGACATCATTGATGATGTGTCCGCGAACATCAGCATGAACCCGACGGACTCCAACAGGTTCGAGACGTTGTCTGTATCGGACGAAGAAATAACGTCGATCATTGAAGACACCGCCGATATGAATGGGATTATGACGGGTGCGAAGCCTCAGTCTCGCAGGGGAGGACGACGCGTCGCCGTCGCGGGCAAGCGCACACTGCAACTGTAAAAATTGATGACACAATGTATGTATAAAGAAAACATAGTTTGAAGTTGAAAATGTTGAGGTTCACGTATCACGAAGGCGAGATCGTACTGTTGTACATTCCTCAACATATACAGATAACGAATGATCAAAAAAACATGATCGAATCACTCTTTTTTGCAAACAATGTTCCATTGCCAAGGTGGAACGAGTACAACGACATTCTGGAGGGATTTATTCTGGAGAACAACACCGAGGAAAAAGAAGACGAGGACATGATCGTCAATGCCGATGATCATATCGACTCGTACTTTGAAGTGACCACTGAATATACGGAGTTATCTGTCATTCTTCGAGCGATGCTCCGCGAGGACGACATTATGGTATGCAAGGGGGTGGCCGGATTCTGCTCTATTCCAGTTACTTACGCTTGCGAATGAGGCTCTTGGCAGCCTTCGCGGAAGCGCGGAGAGAAGAGGGAACCTTCTTGAGGTGCTTGACGGGATTCATGGTGATAGAGTGAACTTCATTCGCGGAGTTGGACACGTACCTTGCAGAAGAAGTGGTGAGAGCGATGACGCTACCTAGGATCACGAAGAAATATGGCAGCAGAATCAGGACGACTAGAAGCGCCATGTGTATGATAGACCAGTAATACAGGGCTTCGCGACGGTAGTCCTCGGAGCACTTGCACTTCTCCTTGATTAGATGGTGAGTGTACTGGATACACAGGTAGAAGTATAAGATGACAAGGATGACAAACACGAAGTTGAATGCCATGTACAGTACGGATCCAATGGGACCGACAGTCTTGAACACAGCGGATGCGGGAATAAACATGGTCACCAGGAAGTAGATGATGGCAAACACGCTGAAACCCTTGATGAAGTTGCGGTAGGGATGCTCAGAGCAAGGGCAACCGATACGCTCAAGCTTCTCGATGTAGCTATATGTCATGAAAAACAGGAAGATGATCACAAGGCCGATAATGATGTTTGCAATGAATCCGATGTCCATCTTTTATCGTTCTATACCTAGATCAGAGAATTTTGTTTTAGCAGCGACATTTGTCATTCAGGTCATATATTTTAAAACGGACGGAAGGCGGCAGCGAACCGGCAACGTCCATCCAAGTAGATATAGTGACGGACATCTCTCGCAACACCGTTGTCTGAACGACTTTTAGCACATCGAGGAGCACGTCAAACCCTTTCATATTGCCTTCTTTCAAAAACTGCGCGCATGTTTCAAATATCGCGGACACGGTCGTATTGTATGCAGGACGAGGTAACACGTTCTTCTTTGTCAATTGACCGATCGCTTTCATAATGGCTATGCTCCGCTTTTTGCTCTTCACGTAGCTACAAAATTCATCATAATCTTCAGCATCGTTTGTATGAACGATCCACCCCCGTGCATCAAACCATGACCTCCACAGATCATTCATATGCATGCTCATGACGGGCGGCAAAAGAATGACGACATCTGTATATACATCTTGATGGTCGGGAGATAGAATCATGTATTCCCATATGATGGACGCATACACATGTGCGTGATCTTCGCGGAATCCGGATCGAACTTGCGAGATGATATGCTCTTTATTCGTGGCACTGATCTTGTTCATGAGCGTCGTCATGTTTTTCCGTATAATGGAGTCAATGGAAAGATCTTTTTCAAACAATGGTTTCCGTTCACTTGGTTTTTCCTTTCTTGTGTGAGAGTGTGATTGTGAATGTGAATGATGACCACCGTGGTGCTGTTTGTGCGGCGGCGGTTTGTCGGACTTGAAGCATTCATATTGTTTCTCTAGCATCAGTGCCTTTTTCCTGATCTCACTCTCTTTTGAACAAAAATGTGTAGCTACACAATCCAAGAAACATTTCAGATCTATTTCACCTTCCATTTCAGTTGTATCTGATATACGTATAAGTACGACCGACTCTCTTATATAGAACATGAATTATAATTTAAGGCGGAATACATGATGGTGACTATGGTACTTGAGGATTTGTTTGAGACCCATACAATAAAGAAACTGCTTGTTCTTACGGAAAGCGATGAAGAAACTGTAGCTACATATGCGAAGCTACAAGATGACATGAATGTTGAAACGACGTATGTATTGACAAGTCATGTAGAGGATGATAGGCCATTGCACGTCATGCGCTTCCGCCGTATGAACACAACAAAGGCGTTATGCATGTCAATTGGCGTGTTCCATAGGATTGTACATGATATGGAGCCATTTCTCTCTTCGTTTGACACTATATTCTTCGAAGGAACAGATCCGCAATGCGTATACATATGTATACAGGTATTGAAAGATATCCAGCGCCGCGGATTACTACCAGCAAATTCTGTTGTAGCTACAAGTGATTATTTCCTCCGCAATATGGTAGAATTGTCGGATGATCAAAGGTAAAGCTTCTGCAGGGATGCGTTCTAGGACGTTTAGCCACGTGGCCAAAGTGATCGCAATACTGTTTCTGCTGCTACTGTGCTTGTTCATCGCATACAGGTTCCTGACCAAGCGCGAGTTCTTCCAGGGATCCGAGGGCGGAAGTGCACAAAAGAAAGTCACTGTCAACTATTACTTCCTGGAGAAGTGCCCCTTCTGTGTCGAGTTCAATCCCGAATGGGAGAAGTTTGTCAAGATGAGCAGCGGCGATTCGATAGAGACCAACAAAATCGACGGTACCACGCAAGAAAAGTACAAGAGCTTCCCTACTGTTGAAATCATAGTCGAGGGCGAAACCCCACGCGAATACACCGGCGAACGCACCGCAACCGCTATGATGGCGTATCTGAAGAGTTTTGAATAAACCAGTCTTGTATCAATCCGAATCCGTATGCAATTGAATCGTCGATGTTTTCGTGGGTAAGAAAGAACGTCAACCCATTTTTGCTGCAATGGAGCGGGAAGAACGGTACAGGGCATTTGTCCATTCGTATGATCCACTTCGTGGGTTTATAATTGTTTTTGATGCACGTCACAATGTATGTATTAAAGTGGGTGAGTATGTAGTTGACAAATGAAGACATAGGATTCGATGTAGCTACATCTTCTTCTGTTGGCATGATAACTATTGACAAGTGTGAAGGAGAACATGAGGTGGATTCCCCGAAACATGTGATTGGAATGTTGTCCGTCGTTCCGCCGTCACTGTAATGGAAGTCGCCTATTTTCTGCGGACGAATCATGATGGGTACGGCCATAGATGCCTGAATTGCTTGAACAATGCCCACGTGCGGCGTGTTGTCCACGGAAAAATATGTGGGTTTCATTCTTTCGACGCAATTGACGGACACGACAAGGTGTTTTCCGGTCTTCTTGATGAGGTCGATGAATGAGATGTCGCTGCTACCGTACGTGTCTTGTATGTACTCTCGCAGGAAATCCGTCATGAAACTGCCGTCGTCGATCCCCATGTTCGAAAAGATGTTGAGCAGCTGCGCCGTTGAAAAGTGCTTGGGATTTGTCGCATGTTTGCGCATGAGATGTTCAAGCGTTTCATAGGGCATGTCGAGCGCTAATGCGCCGGCAAACAAGGAGCCCACGGACGCTCCGGACACATGCTTGATATCATCTGTGATCCCTTCCATTTGGAGGAACCGGATGCAGCCGAGATATGCTATACCGGACACCCCGCCGCCACTGAATGTGATATGGGTAATCCGCGGCCTCATGATGTACAATAATGTCTTGTGTCTATATCATAGGGGGAACTTCTTAACTATGATAAAGACGAAGCCGACGATCAGTTTGCAAGAGCTGTATCGCATGAAGAAGCAAAAAGAAGCAAACAAGAAGATTTGCTACGACAAAGTCCTTGAGCGCTGTCATGCGCGAATACGGAACGCCGCTCAATATGGCGGTATGAACACATTCTATGAGATTCCGGCGATGATTGTCGGACTGCCTCTGTTCAGTATACAGTTGTGTACAGAGTATGTGATGCAGAAACTGCGAGAGAACGGATTCTTGGTGCAACTCTTGCCGCCGCCGAGCGTGTACGTCATCTACATCTCGTGGGATCCGCAAGAATTGAAGCAGACCTCCTCGTCGCAGCTACCGACGCTGGATTCGCCGTCCACATCGGTGGAAGTGAAACGGAAGCTACGACTGTTTTAGAAGATACGGCTCAATCATGTCCATGGTTCGTTTCATACCTATCATAAGCGCGAGTTTGAATAGCTGGTCGCACAGGAATATGAGGATGACGCCTGCAAATACGAAGATGAATATATCGCTCAACTGCGACCATATGTCCGTTGGCCGGGGCGCAGGCGCTGGTGCGAGTACCGGAGTTGGCGCGGATGCGGGCGGGGTTTGGAACTGACGCAATGCTTGGGCATATGGCGAGGATTCGGGGTCATACGGCTGTGTGTGCGTCATGCTGTCTTGAGCGGCGTTGCGAGTGATCGACGGCATGGGCGCGGCTTTCATGTCTTTTGTTTGCAGGTATTGCTCGAGATCTTCGTCGTAATAGCCCTGAACTTGCGACATGTCGGATTTACGCATCTCGGACGGGACGTGCTTCGTTGCGTTTGTCGGTTGTTCGATGGCAGTTTTCATCGCCGCGTCGAATTGCTTCTTATCTGCATCCGAGAGAGGGTAGTCGTAGCGCAGTTCCTTCGATGTGCACTTCTCTGGAGCACCCTGGTCGAATGGCTCGGTGAGCTTGGGCGTATCTATACCGTACTCCTTGCGATAGTAATCGTAGTCGGCGGCGAGGCCTTTGTATGTTGGCGGGTTGATGGTTTGCTCTCGGTTTGGGTTTTTGTTTTGCACTTGGAATCCTTCGCGAAAGGAAGCCGATTCGCCGCGGCCATGTTCCGGGAAAAAGGGATCATATGGATCCGCAGAAGCTTTTGGCGCAGCGCATGGACGCTTCTTTTTTCCGGCCATGTCAAAACTCGGAACATTGTATGCTTCTTGCAATGTACATAGTGTAGACAACATGACACTCTAACAGCTATAAAGATATTTCTTTTACCTATGCATATGGTAGTGAAATAGGATGCTTATTGAAGCGATAAGAGGTTTAGCCACAGGTGTGTTGATTGCATTTGTTGTGCTTTATAGCTTACAACCCAAAACGCCTTATCCGAAATGGATTGTAGCTACATTTGAACATCCATGGGTCTTCGTGCTCGCGTTTATAGTCGCATGTTGGCTTCTGTCCGTTGACAAAGTGATCGGCATCCTCGCGTTCATTGCGGTCGCCACGGTGACCATTGATTACTACGTCCTCGGCAAACGGCGCATGAATGTCCCGCAGCAGCGCGGAGAGAGCGTGATCGCGTCGGGATACTCGGACACAGGATACGATGACTATGATGTAGCTACATTCGACACGGAGGGACCAGCACTACAACAGGTTGATCTAGACATGCCTACGTACCCTATGTTCAATAGTGGCATGGACTTCCAACCGGGCGGTCCCAGTCCATTTTAGTACTTTTCTACCGTAGGAGATAGGAGACATGAGTTTCATACCAAGTCCAGGAGCACCTGACATGATTGGAATCGTTTCGGCGTTTGTTGCCCAAGTTGGTGCACGTCATTTGATTTTCAATTTCAGTGACATACAGAAAAAAATCATATCTCATCCTATCACGCAAGCATGTATTCTGTTCGGAATGTTTTACCTCAGCACGAGGAAAATAGTGTTTGCGGTTGGCCTTCTCGTATTGTATTATGTCGTCTTGTTCGTTCTCATCAACGAACAACATCCGTTCAACATCATTCCAAAGAAGATGTTGATATCCGAAGGCTTGCTGAAGCCGGATGACGTCTCTCCTATCGAGCTATACTACGAAAATGTCAAGAAACTACCATAACGCGCACGCTACAGGTTTCGTATGTTCGGTGTTCCCCAATACATATTCCTAGATGCGGTGCGGACGCGAGCAACGCTATCCAAGAAATACATCAATAAGGCGAACATGCTCGCAATTGCACTGAGCGTCAGGACTATTGGCGTGGCGATAGGATATTGACGAAGAGAAGATAGAAGCACGAATGAAACTATCACTATGATGCTAATTGAAACAAGCAGAGATATAAGCGCCCTGTTCATGAAGCGCTTGTTTGCGTGCACGTTTGTAGCTGCGCGTATCTTGGAGTCGGATGTAATCATCTGTTGCTTCACACCATCATAATACGTTTGCTCTTTCGAGAGAGACTGGTTTATTTTTCCGTATCCGATGTATGTCTGAATCATCAGAGCGATATTGATGGTATTGTCGAGATAGTCTTTTGCAAACGACAATGCGACGTAACCCGAATTCGTCTTGATGTTTTCAATGTCACTTGATTCTGTGCCGGTAACGAATGTTGCGGGAGATGTTAACAAGTTTGCTTGGAACGGCTCCTTCACTGTCTCTGTATAGACCAGATGGAATATCAACACAACAATCAATCCTACCGCAGCTACACCAAGACATGCGGCAACCTTTTGTTTTTGCTCGATGGGAAGGAAATACACGACAATACATGCGACGCATACAACCGAGAACATAGTCCCCGCGACAATCATGAATGTTTTCGTTTTTGCGGCCTTCGTCTTCTCACTATTCATGGTGCTCACCTTATCGCGCAGATCGTATTGATCATCTTTGAGTTTGATGGAAGCTTTAGTAAGATCTTCCGATTTCGTCGCGTATTCTGTGATCTTGTTGTTGACCGATGTACTCAATGACGAAATAAAGTTTTTGTCTGTACCATTTGATCGCAGAATGTTGCGATTGTAATTCAGCATGTACTCGTACACAATGTTTAACAGGTTTCTTGATGCACCGTTGTTGCTGTTGCCTACGACATTTCTCACGGCAATATAGTACATCGCTACAAGCTCGTACATGAGCAGCAAGCGTCGTATGACAAGTCGATTGGTGCGCGTCATGTCAAACTGCGGCGGCTTGAACTTCGCCAGCTGACCCTTTGGATCCGTCGTGTCGATGAATGCCTGCACACCGGTAATGGCGACGACATTTGCGCTTCCTTTTTTAGACACACTATTGACGGTTACATCCCCTGTTGATTGTACATCATTACTAAAAGTCAAGTTGAGTTTTATATCAATTGAAGAAAATGCTGGAATATCAATCTCTCGTGTTATGTGTACACGTTGCCAACTTTGTGTGACAGGAAATTCCATTCTTTCATAATATTTGATGTTTGCATTTCGAATGGTGGTCGAATTACCATTATCACTTGCAATCATATCAATAGTGATTGTGCTTGTAGGAGATAAAACATTGCTTGTGTATGTTTTCAGATTTTGTAATGCAGTTGCATCTGTAATTTGCATTCCACTTGCCGTTCTTACGTAACATGAGAACGTGTAGAATTTCTTTTGCTTACTTGATGATTGTACATTTGTGTTATCGCCACTAACCATGATTACATTCTCAAGTACGGATGTGACGTTCTGATCGAATGCAGGTACAACAAATGCTATATCGTCTCCTCGAACTTCTTGGGGTAAAGAAGAATCGTTGGTCGACAGAATAGAAAACACCTTCGCCTGCGTTGTGTCTACCATGAAACTTTCGATGTTTTTGGTTGTTAAAGTGCTGGAATTCCCTTTCAGCTGTTGAATATACCCTTTTAACGTGTTAATTTGTTGCAAACTCGAGTGAGTCTCAGATGTACCATCGTATTTGTATGTTTTGACTGTGACACTTGATACTGTGGGATTTTCTAGACGATACAAGTAATTCTTATAGTTTGCGTCGTCGAGCAGAGAATATATCGTCCGGATTTTGTTCATCATCGTAAGAAGGTTGCCGCTTACTGAAATCATTGGGTAAAACGACAATTCAACGTTACTTGACGTCAAACCCGCTTTGCCCGTTACAAAATTCGCAAGAGTTGACACAGTCAATGAAGATACATTACAGAGTGTATATGTATCTGTTGAGTTCATTGCTCGATATGCGATTTGCGGTGTACCCGTTGTAATCTCACTATTGTATTGCGTCTCAAAATTAGTATATCCATTCGAAAATAGTTTGTTCACAAAGAATCCGATGTCGGTTGCGGTAGAAACAGTGTCGGAAAACGGCGGTGTCGTTTTTGTTCCGCACATGGCAAGATTGTCGCGGTATGCTTCTTCAATGAAGCTATCGGCGATTTGCTTCATGTTTGCAGCGACGTCCTTTTTCACTTCACTCAACGACATAGATTCGACTCTATACTATATGCTATAGATTTTGTGTGTTCGGAGTTCCCCAATAGTGTTTCTCGGACGATGTGCGAACGCGCACGGATGTATCAAGGAAGTAGAAGAGGATGGCAATAAGTAATATGATGCTTGCTACAATCAGCGTGAAAACACGAGCATTGGGATACGCCACAAGTAGAGCACTTGTCAATGCGATCAAAATACCGACGCTCACCATGAAGGAAACCTGTGCGCGGTACGTGTATTTGTCTAGCGCAAATGAGTTCTTCACATTCGCAATACTGTACTTTGAGTTTTCAATCTGCGAGTTGACCCTTCCGTAATAGTCGCGCTCCACAGCAAGCGACTGATTGATCTTTCCATACCCCACGTAGGTCTGCATCATCAGGGCGATATTGATCGTGTTGTCCAAATAATCGTTTGCAAATGACAGTGCAATATATGATGAATCTAATTCATATTGAGCAGAATTGGAAACAATGTTACCTGTATCGAATGTCGAAGGCGAGGTCAATAAATTCGCGGTTTGGAAAGGTTCCACCTGTTTGACAAAGACAAAGTTGAATACAAGCAGCACAATGATAGCGAGTGCTGCTATACCCGCGCATATACTTACTTTTTGCGCGCCACTTATCGGTAGCGCATATGCAATCAGAGATGCAACGGTGACTATTATAAATAATACAAATGCAATGATACGCATGTTATTTGATTCCGAGGAGATCTGTTTCTCGCCCGTGAGAGAGTTAACTTTTCCTCGGAGTACATATTGGTTATCCTTGAGGAGTGTGGCTTTGTCATTGATATCTTTCGATTGCTCATTGTATTTCGACACTTGATTACTGACTGATTTACCTATGTTGGAAATATAGTTATCGTTGGTGCTGCCAGAGCGCACTAAATTGCGATTGTAGTTCGTTATATATTCATATACGAGGTTGACCAAGTTTCTTGCATGATTGTTGATACTACGTTCATTTTTACTTTTTGCTATCAAGAACCTTACAGCTATGTAATACGTTGCCAATAGTTCGTACAGTAGCAACAGCCTTCGTATGACAAAACGGTTCGTGCGAGAGTCATCAAATTGTGGTGGTTTGAAGATAGGAAGAACTCCTTTAGGATCTACTGTTTGAGTGATCGTTTGCACTCCCGTGAATAATATTGCATGCTTATCAGATGTTATTCCTTCGTGATCGATGGAAAGTTTTGCGACGACATTGAAGTTATACGGGTTGGTGTCCGGGATCGAGATTTTCCTGGTGAAACTGTACTGTTTCCATGTGTTAGTGATAGGAAATTCCATGCGCTCATAGTAAGGTATATTGAGAGTTTGTATGTGTTTGGTGCCACCATTATCACTTAGCGTCATATCGAGTACAAGAGAACTTGATTGTAGATTGCCACCGGTTGCGTCCGTTTTTGCAAAGAAGGATACCGTATAAAATCGTGTACCAGAAGTTGTTTGTGAGGTGGCAACGTCAAACGATATATATGCTTCGGCACTAGCTGTAAGACCCGCATTTGGTCGTACAAATACCACATCATCACTTTTCACTTGAGATGGTAATGGAACGGTGGTAGACACACTCGGATTAGCAAGGTTTGATAGTGTACGTTTACTACTTTGTGTAAAGTCTTTTGTACTTATCGTGCTCGATACGCTCTTCAACTCTTGGATCATGTCCTTGATTTGATTAATCTGACTTGATGTTGAGTACGTTATTTCTGTTCCCCGATAATCACGTGCGTTCACTACGACAGTAGTAGCATCGGGATTTGACAGACGGTATATGTAGTTTTTGTAGTTGACGTCATCAAGTATCGAGTATAATATGCGATTTTTGTTCAAAATATGTGACAGTGTTCCGCTGGTATTCGTATTGTTGACAAGATTACGTAATGAGATCTCGATATTGCTTGAGTTCACACCTTGTTGTTTGTTAGAAACAAAACCTCGTAAATTGTTTGATATACTTGCTATATTTGTATCTGCATAACTGAGATTGCTCATCATGTTACGGTACGATATCTGAGTAGCTGAAGTATTTATTTGTGTTCTATACACGTTACTAAACCCCGTATATCCTTTCAAGAGCGTGTTTGCAAAAAAGCCGATGCTACCATCGTTGGTGGGAGTTTCAGTGAAAGGAGTGGGTGTGGAGACGGTACCGATGAAGGCAAGATTCTTACGAAAGTCATCCTCGATGAAGCTGTCTGTAATCTGTTGTAGGTTTCTAGCTACATCGCGTTGAACGTCACTAATTGTCGCCATACAACCTCTCTATCTAACATAACTGAAAGAAAATCACATACAACAACGATAGTAGAAGTATTCCCCTGATGTTTCATTGTATCTTGTAATCCGAACGATGTCACCTGGGCGAATGCCGAGCCAGCGCGCCATAACGTCCGCCTTGTGGATGATAGGGATGTGCGCTTTGCTCTTGAGCATGTACTGATCCATGAACTGCTTGACCTCATCCTCCGTCAGTTTCTCGTGCTTGGGAACGAGCTCGTGTTTGCTCGGGTTGTACATAAGCTCGCGTAGCTGAAAGAGTTGTAGCATTCCTCCGATGGCGCTCAATTCCTTGTCTTTCGCAACAAACAGGTTGCTACTCGCGGACGATGGCAACTCGCTGACAACAATAATGAAGTTTTTGGTGTTGTTGTACTTTTTGATGATGTCGTGTTGGATGTCCTCGGCTTCCTTGAACTCCTTGGCGACGGCTTTCAACACGTCTTTCGTGAGCGCAAACATCACGGTAGTGTTGTCCGTGTTGAGCTCGATGAACTCCGTAAAGTAGCGGGGGCGCGCCACTGCATCTGCATGTTCTTCAATGTACGAAACATCGTCGCCGCGGGTCTCCAGCATCTCACGGATGTGGACAAGTGCACGGTCGATATCGAGAGCCATGGCTATATACTATTATGTATCACTTATATTGTTTTGATCATTTTTTCTACTCAACGTCCTCACTGATCTCTATGGATTTGTATGCAATACCGCGCCAGCCCTTTCCGTCGCTCGGATATGCTCCGAACTGCTTCTCCATGTAGGCGCGGAATTGATTGCGGTCGGGCTTCTTCTTGTCTTTCTTGTTCATGCCGCTGCTAGACAGCCATATGTTGAAATCGTTGTACAACTTGTTCACAGGGAGGCGCTCCGTGCTGCTGTCGTCGGCCTTCATCTTCTCGTCCACGAACTGTCCGATGACATCGTTGTTCTTCTTGTAGCCTTCGGTCGAGTTCTTGACCTCGCGCGGCTCATCTATGTGCTTGGGGTCTATGGTCGAATGATGTTGAATGAGCATGCTTATGAACGTGTCCGCCCAGCGGTCGAACTTGTCGACGATCTCGGGATCCACGAGAAATTCGTGGGAATTCCGCGGGTTCGGATGCTCGACGAATTTCGACGTGTGTTCGATGACACGGATACGGCGCCAGGTACCACCGTCGTCACTGGGCACCTCGGGCAGTTCGTTACACGTCATGGCCATCTTGAACTGCGGCTTGAACTCGATGGGCTCCTTGAACAAACCGCGACAGATAATGCGATCTCCGCCGCTGAGCTCTTTCATGAGACCGATATTGATCTTCTCATTTTCGCCAGGCTCTTGCATCACCGCGAAACGGCGACCCTTGGTTCGCTCTAGCTCCGATTGGGCGGAGTTCGATGCGACGCGCTTTTGCGTGAGAAGCGCGATCGGCAGGATACAGAAATAGTCGCCAATGGCCTTCTGCATGAGCTCTAATAGCTTGCTCTTGCCGTTGGAATTTTTTGTGACCATATAGTCTGCCATGAGGTAGCGATGGTTCTTGTCCACCTGCACGCCGAAATATTGATCGTCCTCCACGCGATCGATTTTGAACGAGATCGTTGTACGTTGGCGGCACACTGCATCAATCGCCTTCTTGTGAGGCACCACGCACGGGATCTCGCGCAGGTCGCCGTTGTGAATGTGGGTACGATAGTAGGTACCGACCTTGCCGTTGTTGCAGCACATCTTCTTGATCTTTGACTTGTAAGCTGTGTACCCCAGCGAGCGGGCAAGCTCAATGACATCATCAAGTAGCTTCTCGGACTTGAGCGTGAGCTCGTAGTTTGAGCCGTTGTAGCATCCATCGGAATCGAGGATGCCCGCAAGGACTGCGAGTCGCGTCGCCCTGTCGTTGATCTTGAAACATTCAGGGATGTGTTTGTTGTTGTACAAGTCATACTCTCTCAACGCATCGTGAATCTGGTTCCCATCGTAGACCATCCCATATGTGATCGCTTTTCCTCTGTCAGCATACTTTCTCAAGACGTGGATGGCTTCCACGACCTCTGGATCCTGTGTCGTGAACGCCGACATGTTGCTGTGACCATCGCCGAGCCACAATCCGAGTGTATAGGGATCGAGTTTGGTTGGTTGAGATGGGTACTCGACGTCCGCTCGGAATAAACCAAGTGCAGTTTTAGCATTCTCGGACATGTTGAGAATATTGTGCACCTGGATATCGAACACGTCATTCTGTCTAACAGCTCCTAAATTCAGATCGTCCATGAACACCATGGCTTCCTCCTGTGTCTTGAACATTTTATCGCGGTATTCGATGATGTCACCATCCTCATCCGATTGATAAGTGTGTTCCAGCCATCTCACATACCACGAGGATCTCTTACGACCCATCCGAGGGTTTCCTTGCGCGGTGATGCGAACGGTGAGCTTGTGGCTTCCGTTGACCACGAACGAGTCTCCCTTCACGGGCGTGATGCGGTACATGTCGCTGGTTCCGCGCCACAGGCGCTCCACCTCGCGAGGGGTGTTGTCGTCGCCCATGAGTTGATCTCCGATCTCTATATCCTCGATCGCCTTGACGGATCCATCGTACATACGAATCTTTGCGCCCTTTGCGTGACATCCCGACCCCGTCATGATGTAGAACTTCTCTTGCCGAATGCCTCCATCGATAATACACGACAGGATGTCCAGCATGTACTTGCGGACGTTGTCATTGGTATAGACAGAAGACATGAACTGATTGATCTCGACGGCTTCAACCGACTCCTTGTCGAACGGAAAATAATGACGTCCTGTTGAAAAGCTGATGTAGTCATCGGGCAAGCCGTCGCGAAACTCATGCATTCGGAGGTCGTACACGCCGTTCTCGAAGCCAATGAGGTGCGCATGGCTGTCCAACAACTCCTCGAACTTCTCGTCGGTAAACAGGCACTTGCACTCCTTCATCACGCTGTCTTTGTACCCCGTTTGCTTGAGACGCAAGGCGATGGACGTCAGCTTCTTGGCCTTCTCCTCGATAACCTCGCGAGAATCCACGACCTTCATCGCCTCGCGGTTCCAATAAGAAGCCCGTTCCATGAACTTGCTGCACACCTCGTTCGAGAGCACGAGACGCAGCTGGAGTCCCTCGCGCGTGCGCACCCAGCGATGCTTGTCCTCGCGGAACATGTACCACACGTCCTTGGTCGTGAAGCGATACCGATCTTTGTACAAAGCATGGACAACGCGCGCGACGTCGAAATGGGCGCCATCTGACCCGATGCAGCGATCAATGAGTGTGATGGCGCTCTGGTCGAGGATCTCGTTGTATTTCATAGGATTGTCGATGCTCGCCCACCAGCGCAGCGTGCCCATGCCGAGCGTATCGATACGCATTTTGTCCCACAGGCCGTTGCACTCGCCTTCAATATATTTCGAGGAGCATTTGGAGAAATCCATCCACGCGTCCAGCAGTCGGTAGTCGATGTTGCGCAACGTCCAACCTACCTTGATCCAGTCTTCGTAGTTCTCCGCGCGCTTCGGATTGAGGCACTCGGCGACGAGCTGCCGTGCGAGCGTCAACTCCTCGTCCGACACGCAGTTGCGCGTATGGTTCAATGATTTTCCGAATATCTGCGTATGCAGTTTGGACTTCTTGCGTTCGTCCATAGTCGGAAGCACGAGGCGAACATAGTCGTCGAACTCTGCCTGTTTGTCCTCTTTAATCTTCACGTCCTCTCCAATGTCCTTGTGGCGCATCGAAAACAGACCGACGAATTTGAGTTCCTCCTCGGCAGTGGGCGTCTCCAGTTCCTCCACTTCGTTCGCGTCCTCGATGAATCGGAACACGCGCGTCACGCGGTAGGACTCGGACTCAGGCTTGTGACTACCGTACATTTGCCAGTTGTTTTTGTCGATGATCGCCTGATCGATGATGTCTTCGAACGTATTACACAGCGTCATTCCCGCGAACATTTCTTGCGCGCGATCGAGAACTTTCTTGCGTACGAGATGGTGAAAGGTGTGCGACATGACAATATACGGCCATATGATGTGGATGCCATCTTTCATCTTGCCGCGATATTCGGTGGGCACTGGCTTCTCCATGACATATGCAACCCATGCGTCCCGTGGCACATCGATGTATTGCGAAAGCACCTCGAAGTATATGTGAACAATACGCTTGATGTCGTTCAGCGTGTAGCGGCGTTTGATCTCTTTCGTCTCGGGAATAACGAAACGGTAGTCCAGGTCGGCGCGCATAGGGCTGGGGTCGGTGGGCTTTTCGGTCATATGAAGACTGCAACCAGTGACCATGGCCTTCGTGTACGCCGCATTGAATTCAACCGTCTTGTCTTTGGGAACATGGAGGGAGATCTGAGGGTTTGCGATACTGGTGTGTGTATATGGTTGGCCTTTCTCGCACCGAAATTGGTTTATGTATTTCTTGAAATGCTCCATGTTTGCCCCGCCGAAAGGGTTCTCCTGAAGTATAGGTATGGATATTTTTTAAGCCCAGGAAGTGGTCGCGTTCGGTTCGGTTGTGCTATACACATACACACTAATGTGGCGTCATTTTTTCATTTCTGTTGTATATAGATAGAAAATGCTCCACTGCAGCCCGGAAGGTCAGGAGATGCATAAGCGCCACAAGACATGTTTCACTAAGGAGGCGTTAGAGCGTCTTGGAGCTACATGGAATGAGCATAATCCGCACAACCAGATCGCGCCTGGTCAGATGAAGACGAAGATAGGTATCTGGAACGCGCTCAACGAAAAAATGCGGATAGTGTGCGGCGAGTCGCCCAGTAAAGAGGCGTGTTGGGCGGACAACATATTCGGTCAAAATCCTCACAAAAGCGTGGCGAAGAGTCTGCGGCCTATTAAACCCAACGATTGGAATAACAACGAATATACGTGGTTGACCAACTTCGATATAGAATCAGTTATGAATCAATACGACTATGATACGAACAAAACGTACAAGTACAAGTTTATCGGCGTGTTTCCCATAGACTTCCAAGCAAAAACAATGATGGGTCAGTGCCTATTTCGCGAATTCTGTGAGCTCGACATCGTGAAAATGTTTAGGCGCGGCATCAGGTACATCGGCCTCATCACGAATCTGGATAAACATACGGAGCCGGGGTCGCATTGGACATCGCTGTTTATATGTATTGATCCCTTGCTTCCGTCCTTTGGCGCGTACTACTATGATTCGACTGCATCTAAACCGCCAAGCGAGATCCCCGCATTCATTGATAGCGTGAAGGCGCAATTGGCAACCATCCCTCGCGTCGCGCATAGCCTGCCGAACTTCCAAGTGCGCTACAACAAGGTGCAGCACCAGCATGGTAATACGGAGTGCGGTATGTTCTCTATCGACTATCAGATCAGATGGATCAAATCACTCAATGAAAACAAACATATGACGTTTGAAAACATCACGCAAGTGCCAAACATGAACGACGAGCACATTCATAAATACAGAAACGTGTACTTTCGTCCGTTCCAACGCAAGGCATATAAAGCTGGTGGTGGAAGAAAGCGCAAACAATGACATCAGGGTTCTTGACAAAAGACAACTTTCATCATATTTTTGGGATCGTCAAATCCTATCTCATTGAATCGTTCAAACTCGACGTATCTGACAATGATCTCTCCGCGACGGTTGCACAAACGATGAAGACCATATCGGCGGAAAAGAAACCAGACGACACCATTGATGCGCTGAATAAAAAGGTCATCGTCACCGTTCGCGATGTATACACGAAAAAGAAGTCACAGCCGCCGCCCGCAATTGTCGCAAAACAAGCGTCTATGTACGAACAGCGCACACAAGATGTGCCGAATGACGAAGACATGTTTATGCAAAAGCTACGGGATGTGGAGATACAGCGAACCACCACCGATGTCGTCGGAGCGCAACCCGCGTTGGGTGGCGCGGAAGAGCAGGTCGTCAGCGGATCCGTCGTTCAAAACACGGCACCATCCACCATCATCGTCCAGAATACCGCTCCCACAAAGACGAGAACGCAGGTTCATGTAGCTCGGTCATATGACCGTCTTTGGATGTATCAGTGTAATCGCAATGGGTTTATATACTCTGGTATCGAGACACGGACTGCGAAAGAGATCATGGTGACGCAAGTCGTCCTTCCCGCATCTGCGCACTTGAGTTATAACGGGTACTTCACGCTGCAAATAGAAAGCGCAGGACATGATATTGAGAACATACACCTGATTCCGCGGACAACCAACAACAAATGGGTGTATCTCGAAACTCTGACCGGAACAGGTATGGAACTCGCGAGAACGCTGTCGACGCCATGGATATTGACGATATGTGATTCATTCGGACAATCCATAGAACTCGGTGCAGATGGCTGGAGCATCATTAACGCAATAGTGACACAACGCGGGAGCACGGTGTGTACCCTGTCAAATGCAATGACACAAGATGGGGATGTGATGCACCATTTCTCGGATGGCGATGTTGTCCAAGTCCACGTGACAGATGCGGCCGCAATAACGACAACGATTCTCTATACAACATCTAGCTACATTGAACTTGCTGGCATCAACATTCCATCTAACGGAGTGATCATCAACCTGTCCCGACAAGTGAGCGTTTTCTTCGCAGTAGTCGAGAAAAAATGAAGCGCGCGTCCCCCCACAACATACATCATAATCAGGGCACCGCCATGGCAGAGGTTCCCAGTTTCATATTGACTGTGCTCGACAAAGAGATCCGCGCGATACAATGCGACATGCTCGAGCGCGTTGCGCGCGACTACGGTTTGGACGCGAACGAACTTGTTCAGAAATACGCGCAATCCGCCGCGCCGTGCTCTGTCGTGCCGAATACAAAAACAAAAATTGAGATTCGGCGCAAGGTAGTACAAAGTGTCCCCGATGCAGAGCATCGCTGTATGGCAAGAATTTGGAATCGTGGCAAAGGCGGACAGTGTTCAAAACGGCGCGCCGAGAGCTCGGACTTCTGCACAAATCACACCAAAGGAGAGCTACATCACGGGCGCATAGACGTCCCGCCGCCGTTTTCTGTGTTCGGTGCCTCGAACCGCAAGCGGGCGATCTACAAGTGAGTTACATGAGGACGATCATGACTACCAAGAATATCCATATGATAAGTGACAGGACTTCGAGGCGATACATTATTTCCATGCGTCCTTCTTCATCTAACGCTCTGCGATCGACACCTTTCATCGGCATGACATTGTTCCATATCATGATCATGAAGAGCATCGATATGAACCACAACATCGCTATATGCATAATGATTAAACCGCCGTTCGCATGAAAGTTCATATAGTTGAACACGATTCGGAGCTTGTACACATCAAGATTCACAAGTGCTATCACGCATATCATGACAGCTGTATAGAATACCACGTACAAGAGGAGCGAATAGACAATTTGCGACACCCATCCGCGGGAGAGAAATTGCTCAAGAATGTTGAGCGCGAGCAGGCGAACGATGAGTGTTGTAGCTACAAATACAACCTTATCAATCGGGGTTATCGCAAGAACAGCTGAGGGCACCATCTTGTTCGACTCGATCATGATGGAAAGGTCGTCAAGCGCGGCCGCTTGCGTTTTGTTGTTTTTCGTATCGAGATAGGATTGGTATATATTCGAAAAAAGATTGGGCTCGTTGCCCAGAGCAGATGCCATAACTGGGTTGCTGCGACGCAAATACTCTTGATCGATTTCTGGCAAGAAATCTTTCTGAAGGCGTTTGATGATGATATCTTTTATGTTGGCAATGATCTCGAAGACAGTTTTAGCAGCACCGCCATAGTATCCTTGTGGCCGACGGTAGTTGTTGTCTGCTTGTTTCATAGCTACTTCTTTTTGATTTGCTTCGCGAATGCCGCTTGCAATCGTGCTCACTTTGGTTTTGACAGTGGAATACTCTGAGATGATATTGGTTTTCAGTAAATCGAGTAGTCCAGGAAGCGCAACGTCTGTTTCATTTGTATAGTCGCCCTCGATGATACTCTTCCATTCACCAATGCGTTTCACATACGTCGCGTTTCCAGGTATGTCTTCATATATTTCGATCATGGTCGAAAGCACCTTTGCAAGTTGCTCTTTGGCGTCGTTCACAAACTTTGATACTTCTTGTTCTGTTTTGTCACCGATGTCTTTGATTGACGCATCTAAACCCAACACTTTCTTTTCGAGAGAAGCAAGCTTACTCTTTTTATTTTCAGGATTAATGGTTTGATCGTTTGATATGTTATCAAACTCGCTCGTAATCAAATCAACTTTATCATAAAGGTTATCCACTTGTTCATTGTTTATAGTGGAGTGAAGATCTGTAAAATTCTTGTATTTTATCCGAATACCTTCTAGCCCATCAGTGATACCGCGCAGGATCTTTCGGACACCGTCGATCTTTGCGCGCATCTGCTTTGCTTTTTCAATCTGTTCCGGACTTCCTCCGGGCATTGGCACTTGTGTTGGTGGTTTAATACTGTTGAGGTCGTCTCTTAATCCCGGCCACTGATGATTTGTTGGAGGTGGTTTTAGCGCGGGAGCCGTCGACCGAGGTTTCATCAATACATATAATTGGCGAAAAAAACTCTCTAATAACCGTGCTTTGGTATCAACGGTATCAGCAGTGTATGACGATACAATAGGTAACATACCCTTTATGTCCACTGAAAACCGCGCTCTTTCCTTCGACTTTGAATTAAACGCTTCTGGGGGCGTATTGGTTGCCATAAGTAACAACTGCATCAACAACGTATTGAGCTCTTTCTGAGCAGCTTCATTGTGTTCCGGGGATATTGGCGACGCCTCATTCCGAGTATCACTATGATATGGCTTGTTCAATTCATTCACATTGTTTTGAATAGAAACAATTGAAAGTAGAATAGCTACAAGTTCTTTCGTAGACTTGAGCTCATCTAATAACTTCAATGATAAGCTAATTTGGTCATGACCATCGATTTCATCAAGATTTTGTTGAATGTGTTGAGATATAGCTTGTAGTTGTTGATGTACGCTCGTTTGACTCCCCTCCTCGGGAGGAGGTGTTGTCGGTGGAACTTTTAATTTTGCTTCTAATTCATTTAATCTAACTTGAAGCTCTTGTATTCTTGCGGCTTGATGTTCATCTGGAAGTTGGTCGATAGCAGCCAATTCTTCTCCTGTTGCTGCTATCTCCTGTTGTGCATTCACAAGTTCTATTCTACGAGGGTTGAACAATGTAGTGATGAGAGTACGCAATGTTTCATTCATAGCAGCATTGAATTCATCTATTTCACCATATATGTCATCAAATACCCTATTTAAGCTATTAAACGCATCTTGGTGTTTAGGACTGAACAGTTTTTCAAAGAAGCGTGTCGCATAGCTCAATATTTTGTACACCCGCGTGGCTCCTTGAAGTTTTTCTTTCAGTGCTTGTGTGTTGTTGCTCAGAGTCTTTATTGTAGCAGCTAGATCATCCCGTTTGTTATACACATATTCTACGAACTTTTGTGTGTATCCGTCATCATTTTGTTGGGTGTGAAATTCTGTAAAAAAATCTTCATCAATTGCTGTAATTATGTTTAGTAGATGTTGTGTCATGTCAAACTCACGTAGAGCATCTACTAAACGCGTGAGCCCCGTCGATTGTATAGCTTTATTTAACATTTTTGCTACACCTCCTTGTATGACAGTTTGTTGACCAGTTGAAATGCTGCTGTCTCCAACATCGAATCTTTTTTTGGATTTACTGTTTTCCTGAATCACTTGATTTATATCATCAAGAATACGCTTTCGTTGATGCTTATCAGACACGGAGAGGTTATCAATAAAGTTACTTACCGTTATGTTGAACTTTTGCTCATCAATTTCCTTGATATACTCTTCTTGTTTGAATTGACTTATAGCCTCTTGGGCTGTCTGTTTGTTCTTATATATCTCTTTCAAATACAACGTTCTACTGTAGTTCAACTGGCTCATGATAGTATCATAATACTGATTGAATATCTTTTCAGCTGCGTTTTTCGTGGCGACATTTACACCAGGTTGTGATCTTAAGTTATCTGGGGTTGCGCCTGTTTTAGTACCATTGACATTTCTTTCTTCTTGTGGTATGGTCTCGAAAAAAGCTTTATTTTCCATTGTAACCATTAAGTTTGACGGTTGTGTATTATTATATGATTCAATATAGGTATTGATGTTTGTGTGTGTGTATCTTTCACGCAAATAAGATTCTTGATTTTGCAAGAAAACAACGAATTTCTTTACCTCAGTAATATCGTTTTGTAATTTTGTCTTAATCTCACCTGAAATGAGATTTTCCAATGACGATATGACCTCCACAATTTTCAGTAATATGTTCAGATCTAACCAAGAAAGTTCAAATTCATCATCCAGACTAAAAAACCCTTTAAAGGTTCCAATATCAAGTTTTTTTTGAGACCCGTTGCTCATAATTCTATAACGCATACACATTATTTTTACACGGTTAATACCTCAACGAAACGAACGTTGTGATCATCCACACGAAGAACGTGAACGTATTGATTTTTCGCATAATGTCACGTTTTGCCTGAAACGACAAACTCGAAGCCGTCTCTTCTTGCGTTCGCTGACGTACGATATATGGCACTGGAATCAAAAGGAGATATATCATGATATGCAACACAATTCGTTGGTATCCATTCGGAGAGACACTCAGATAGTAAAATAGAATCCTAAACAACAACAGATCGCGTGATGCATTTGCCAATATTGCCCATAGAATGAATAGTGATATGTATGTTCCCAAATACAAGAAAAATGCGTTCTGGAAATCACGTATAAAATACGTATTGATCCCCCATTGTACTATGTATAATGCTATACCCCGGATTATATATGTACCAGTTATGAATATAATCCTATCTGATATCGTGATTTTCTCATTATCTGGTGACGTACGCGGATCATTCTTAAACTTTAATAGTACTTTATCGATTTTCTCAGAGTTGTTTTCATATTTTGCGTGTTTTAATTCATTCAAGTAAGTATCAAACAGGCTTGGTTGTGCTTCTTGTGCTCCGGGTGCTCCTGGTGATGCGTTTGGTTGTGCTGCTTGTGCTTGTGCTGCTGGTTTTGCTTGTCCTGTTGATTGTGCTGCGGGTGCTACTGGTGCTACTGGTGCTACTGGTGCTACTGGTGCTGCTGGTGCTGCTGGTGTGTTCGATTTTTCTTTACGTGCAAATATTTTTTTCAAACGACTAAACAGACTATTCTCACCACCACCCTTAATTGTAGACAACTTCACGTCTTGTAGCAACGGATTTCCTTGGAGTTTGGTGTAAATCTTATCAAGCGTGTGTTCAGCCGTCGTACCGTCGTCTTTGTTCAATAAGTAAGACAGCGTTTTTGCGATTTCGCTAGATCGCTCTTGAATCTGTTCCCGACGCAGTCTGTTGGAGGCCTCTAAACTCAACACTGTGTCCACCACACTTTTCGTGCTTGGATTCATGAGACCTTGCAACAATTGCATGTAAAAATTGTACCTTGTTGGGTTGTACGTATGCACAGATTTGTCGGTGAGCGGATTCATCTTCTCTATTATGTTCTTTGTGCCCGGCGTACCTATACTTGTAAAGTCGCGCAAAAAGTATTCCCATCCAAGTGCACTTCTATCCATTTCCTTACAGTAACACACATATTTTTTAGTTGGAATTACCGAATCCCCATGCGAAAAATGTGACTAATACAAATGCCAAGAACAATCCAATACATACGACCAACTTGAAGCTTTCATACGTTCGATACAAATAATGATACACTGCAAACAAACACAATGTGAATGTGCTCATGAATATCCATGTCAGTGTCGATAAAAATGCGTTCGTGTAATTCTTCATCTCAGTGTCTAACGTTCGAAGCCGCTGAATTTTCTCTCGCAACCCTTTGTTCGACTGCTTTGACTTTATGAACATTCGTATTGCATCCAATACGCTATATATGCCACCGCCTGAGCTCGGTAGTTGATCGATTGTCCTATCAAGTCGTGTGATAACGTCGGATAGTTTGACAGGCACCCCGTCATATTCGTTCATTCGCAGGTAGAAACAGTTTTGTATATCGTCAACGATCGCTTTTGTAGCTATCGTCTTTTGATTGTACGCTTGTTGCAAGAGAGTATATGTATCATCCATGTAAAATGAATTGTTGACATTGATCGACGTGCGATCCGCATCGCGGAACAGCTTATATTCATCCTTCGTAAACAGTTTCAATACGTTCGTACGTTGGTCTGCGCTGATGCCATTGTACGCATTAATGACATCCGTTACATTACAATGTGTGACCACTCCATTCGGGTACTTGTCTTGATATAGTAGATTAATTGCATATGTTCTATATTGTACATTGAGCGGCGCGTTGTAAATAGTCAACTTGTCAGTATTTGACGATGTATCTGTTTTTCGTATGGCGTCAATTGCTACCGTCAACGATGCGTTTGAAAGGCTGACCGTATTGGGGACGTACATCATTGCTTTGACATCGGCCAAAGTACGCAAGTCACTCGAACCATTGATGTTCTCTTTCCCATTTTGATGCATGATGTAGCTATATAGTTCATTCGTGTAGCTCTGGACGTTCGGTGTTCCAATGATGTCAGGATTCGATCGCTTGATGTTACGTTCAAAGTATGTACGAACTTCATTTGTGGATACAAGTGTCTTGATATCAGCGTTCAGCGAGGTCGCCGCATCCGTATAACGTTTGGATACTTTGTTGTAAAACCGTGTGTAATTCTTCACAAAGTAATATATACTCAAGAGCAATCCTATTGTAGCTACAATATACAACAAGAAATCGTGTTGTACTTTACTCGCATAAAGCACTACCAACATGACGACGAACTGGAACATCAATAATGAGAACGCTGCCCAGTATGTACTGAGTTCAGCAGACTGTTTCTTTCCATAGTTTGAGAGTTTGTGCTCGTTTTGCAGCGAGCTAAGGAATGCGATGATGTTACTAATATATGCCATTCCAACGAGCAGCAGTACAGTTATATGAATCCATTTCTTTTGCCACCATGGAATGGGTGATGGTGGTGTGGCGGTGGCCGGTTTGTTAATATCCATTATTTTTGTAAAAAACGCCCAAAATACTGGTATCACAATCATAAAGTGTATGAATACCAGCAAGACAATGATAGCTACAAAGTAGTTCTTGATGACGTCAAACTCTTTGATCACGATGTACCTCCATGTTTCACGCTCCATGTGCTCTGCGCCGCACTGCTCTTGCGTACGGCGTCCTAAGTCACGCGCCCGCAGGATTTTGAAAAACGATAACAACATCAATATCCATATAACGAAAAAGAGAATAGCCCCAAACACTTTGGAGTACGTGAATAACGTTGGATTCAACATGGAATGAATCCGCAGTATATCATCATTCTGTTCAGTATCAGGCATACTTTACTTCTCTCTACTTACAAAAACATAAAGATTTTATAGAAACATCGTAGTACTGCTATAGTATGATGTTGCGACGAATACGAATATAAATGCCATGATGATCAATGGCTGGTTATTGTAGGTGTAGAGGACATGGAAGAATGGGAATCCAAACACAATAAACGACAAAATCAAGCTTGGATACACCATTGACATGTCTCTCTTGACCGTTTTTATGGGGGTGAAGTTTGACGGTTTGGATAACTTGCGAACGGCGGCAATAAGAGCTTGTAGCTCTGTTTGAGAAAAGGCAGTGCCAAAGTATTTCACCACGGTAGCATGTATGATGGTTGTTTGTTTTATAAGATTATACGTAGTGCTTACGTCGAGTTGATGTAAAGTTTCGGTCATGAGTTTATTGAGATATCCCCGTAGCTTTTCATTCGTCGTAACGTGTGCTTTGGCGAAATCCGCATTCGGGTCGGTGACAATACGCTCAAGGAATGCATTGTCAAAGTATTGACGTACTTTAGGCAGCTTATCCGAATGAATGAATGATGATGCAAATGTACTAATATCCTTGGTGAACGTGTCATCATGCAATATGAATGCATCCTTCAACTTTTTTGTATCGATAGCATCGGGAAATTTGTCTATAACCATTTGCAAAAAGTATGCGCAACAGAATGAACTAGTGTAAAAGTTTTTCGCTTGAAAGGGACTCAATATAAGTGCTACATCTTTTTCCGGGTTGAGAGACAGATACTCTACGAGGCGCGATGGGTGCAATTGCAAAAACATCTGCGACGCTCCGTCCTCGTTTATTTTTGTCTCGCTTTTCACAAGAATTCGTTGTATGATCTGATTTGTAAGGTTGGTGTGTGTGTAGTATACATCGGTCGATTTGCTGCGATGTTTCTCTTGAAGATACGTCATGAACTTTATGAGAACGTTGAGATACGATTTGTATTCTTGATGCGTGCTGTATAGCGGCAAAGACGTCCTGAAATGGCCATATCGGACGCTTAATGTAGCTACATTCAATAGGATGAGAATGGCGCCGAGAACAATGAATATATGTCGGTATCGCATGTTTGGATTGATGGGCACCGCGGCAAACATGAGTATGACGGCAAACATCACGCCGAGAGCTGCTGACCCAAAGAGAGACGTGCCGCTCGACAGGAGGTACGGGAGTTTGTAATATACATTGTAGCGCGCCGTTTCTCCTTCGTACAACGTGACGTCACACATCGTTTGCGTGAGATGCGACGTTTCGGCGATATAATATTCCTTCGTCATGTAGTCAATGATGACAATGTACAGGCATATCTGAGCGGCGGAGAACGCATACAAAAACATGTATGGCGTGTTATAAATGTAGAGCAACACAGACTGTTTCTTGACAAGGAACAGCCAAACGATAAAAGCAACTATCGGGATAAGGAATATCAATATGTAATTCGCGACAACGTAGCCCTTGGGAGCCGAGGAGGACACCGCACGAAGTTCCTGATCTTCTACCGTACTTATGTTATACGACGCCATATTCTAATATATTCCATACTTATTCTTCCTTCTTTCCAAACATCCCTTGGAAGAAACCGGCAATCTTCGAGAACATCGAGCTCAAGAAGATGAATATCACGACGAGGAGTATGACGCACGACATCAGTATGCTCACAAAGAATACCTTCATCAGGTAGCCAAACATCGACGTCTTGCCATCGCTGATGTTCTGGATTCGAACCAACTTTTTGTTCAACGTCCGCATGTTGATGCCGAAATTGCGGAGGAACGCGCGTTCAATCGAGGCGTCATATTTTCCGTTTCTGCCGACGAAGGACGACTTCAGCCGATCTCGCAACGTCGGATATAGGTTCGGAACAAAAACAGGGCGTTTATACTGGAATAGCAGCGTCGGGTCGACGGACTGCCGCTGAATGGTCAGAGGAGTGAACATGGAGTTCATGACGTCCCAATTTGGATCCGACTCTGTAATTTGAGATGTGTAGTACAGATAAATGTTGTATGTAAACAACATCTTTTGTAGCGTCATCGCATTGTTGGCGTTTCGCTGCATAATGGTCAACATGGTGTCCATATCGTCCGCCTTCAGTGCCGAAAGGAACTGATTATCGGCAATCATGCTGTCATAAATGAATCGCTTCGTTTCGCGAAGTTGCCCCCGTACGTTCTTCATTTTCGACTGCGTATTCTTGATGAAATCCGATTTGTATATAGAGCTCAGTATCACTGCTCCGAGGTAGCAAAGCAGGAGCAGTCCGATGTAGGTGAAAGGTATGTCGAGCGTTTCGTTGAACTCGCGCTTCTTGACAATGAAGTACAGTTTCATTCCAAAGAATATGCCTAATTGAAGTCCCAAAAGCGTGATAGATGTAGCTACAATAATAAATATTCCCATGACTAATTTTTGCTCAAGGAAGATACTGAACGGTTCGTCGTCGGCATCGTTCTTTACATACTCGAGGCTTTGGATGTCGGTCGTCTTTGCGTTCAGAAAGTTGGGATCCAACGATACGCGCAGTTTTTGTCGAAGTTCGCCTATGATGTATGCAATGATGTCCATGATTGCGATGATCGTGATGATGATGAACAACCCAGCCGCAAACACCGACGTTATCCGATATATCATTATGAATGCGTTGTTGAGAGACGCACTGCTCGCGTCATCCTGCTTCTCTCCATCCGCAACTTCCTGATCCACGTCCTTGTCCACGTGCTTGCGTGCATCTGTATCGGCCACGGGTTTCGCTTCACTCATCTACTACTCTATCATACTCTTGCATTCTTTTCTTATCGGACGTGCATTCACTCCTAAATAGTAGCCCATCATGGTTGGGACGCCGAGTACCCAGTGAACACCTACACCGAATGCCGTCCATGCAGTGAGCCAGACGACCCAATAAAGTAGGTCATGGGGTATATGCAACACATATATTCCAAAAAGAATAGCAGCAATGTAGGACGCGGCCAAGTCGAACAACGACATATCCAGTATCTTGGGGCTCCGCAGTATTTCGATGACAGTGCACGACGACGTCATACTATATATGACAGTTATACTTTTTTGAACACGACCCAACGATTCAAGAAACTGAATCTCTTTTGAACGTCGTCCGCGTCGAGCGCCAGAATGTCCTGATCCAGTTGCGTGTACTTGGATTCATCACCATCTTTGATCGTCGCACGCAAACGCGCGAACGTTTCCGAGAACATCTCTGTTTCGGCGAGTTCCAGGCCATGTGCGTTCGCATGCTCTATCAACGTGTCCAGCTTCACAAGGAACTCGGGGATGAGCTTGTTGGTGTTTTCGAGATAGACGTCGACTAAACGACCGAACGGGTCGGTCGCATCCACCGTAAACTTGCGAATAATCGCCCACACGGTGACAGTGCCGTCCAGCTTCTTGCCTTCGGCCACGCCATTGGGCGCAGAGCGCAGAAGCTCCTCTACTTTGTCGCCGTCCATGAACGTCGCGATGAACACGCCGCCTTTCTTCAGATTCCTCGACACATTGCCAAGGAAGCCGTTCAGCTTTTCGGGCGACTGGAAGAAGTAGTGCGTCGCGAACTGGCACGATACCGTATCGAATCCACGAGCCGCGCGGCCAACCACATACTTCATGTACGGCGCGATGCCGCTTTGATGTCCCGTTTTAAACAGGATACGCAACAGTTTCTTGGAGTCGTCGTCGATCCCTTCGGCCGCGCTGCCGTCGTGGAGCGGAAGGGCGCAATCACCGATCGCAAACACGATGTCGGGATAGATCACTTTCTCGACGCCTGCAACAATGGTCGTCACCGCCCGACGTTGCTTCTGTACACGGGCGTACGACCCCTCGCGCGGATGAACGATGTTGTCGCGGACGAGATCTACGCCAAGCACGAACCTATACGCGGAATCGCGCCACCGCGGCAGATCGCCTGCCATACCGCATGCCAGCTCGAGCAAGCTTTCACGCGCAACGGCCTTTTGATACAACATTTTCTTGATGCCTTGGTTATGGAAGTTCAACATGTGCACCGAAAGCATGTGTTGGCGCGGGATCTCGCGAGCATAGTACGTGTCATCCACGCCTAACAACCGCTCCTCGAGCATGTCGGGAACGTCCCCTGGGCGCGTGCGGCGGACGCCCGAAATCATCTCGGTGGTAACAGGGTTATGTATCGTCCTCCAGATGCTCATCGCCACACTGAGATCATTCGCCGTCTTGCTGAGCTTCCCCGTGCGTTGGAATATACGGGTTTTGTCCTCGCGGACTCGGAGAGGTATCCAGCGCTTTGATACATGCACGTTTGGATTGGGATCATATGCGAACTCGACGATCGTTTTATCCGATATGACGTCGCCATTCTCCGCGCGAATCGACCCGTCGACCAGTGCGACATGCGCTTCCTCGACCCCGCGCTCGTAGTAGCTAATAGGGTGAAACGTCTTGGCGCGGTATGTATCACCCATGCTCCTGATGCGCTCGTTGTATTCCCTGTCGTAGCGCATACGGAGACCCTCCATAACGGTTATTGCCTCCCACTGCGTAGCATTGTACCCCGTGTACAGAGCAAGGACGCCATACAGTGTCCGAGTCAGAGGATCCACACGGACTCTCTCGGGGTCGCGTAGCTCTACCAAGAAGTCGATCGTGTTCTGTTCCGCAGGCTTCCACTTGAGCACGCGATCCCAACGCACGTTTTCCGTAATGCGCACGGGTTTGTTGGGGTAGTATCCGAACACAGGCAGATATCGGGGAGTGAAGATGAGACCATCTATATCATAACGGAACGAGTCGCTCATTTTGAGAATCTTGTCGCACGCGGCGAACATGTCGTCCCCTTCTGCTGCCACGTGTCGCTTGTAGTCGATTTCAATGTACGAATCGTCGCCCACTTTCCACATGTCACTGTCGATCAGTTCCGCCATTTTCTTGTAGCGACTCGGCTTCGTGTCGTCATCTGCTATGAGCGGAAGATTCATGATGCTCTCGCCACCGATGTAGTACACGTCGAACGCCATGAACAGGTCGCTGGTGTCCCCGTCTCGACGCTTTGCACTGGGGATGTACTCGCCATCGATCAGCGAAGAATACATCTTCGGAGATTTGGCTTGCACTCCGATGACTCGAACATCAAACGTATTGTTGATAAGGTAGGCATGGCCATCGTCGTGGATATACATGAGTAGACGTTCTCCATCCGCCTTGTCCGTCACACAATATCCCGTTTGGATGGTCGTCACACCGTAGCCCATCGACGGATCAGATATGTGCGGTTTTTCCAAAGTCACTGGCTTGGGCGCAAAGAAGAAGTACTCGTTCGGCGTCTCTTGCGAGTCTCCCCGTCCCCGACGGCGTCCCGTCTCCAACTTCGTGCGAACGAGGGCGTCATACCCGTGTAGGATCTCATCGATCTGGGCTTTGTTGATAAGTGTGTAATCATTGTGCACGCATTGGAGCAGTGTCATCAATCCCTCCATGATGTCGACGACATCGGTCGTTTGCTCTTTGCACCTCATGCTTACTTCATACGAGATCGGGTTCGTTGTGACTCCCGAATCTTTCATGTGTGTCGCTGGCTCGTTCGACCGCCGAACCAATCGCAGGGAGTACTCGAAGTCGTCCGTATGATACGAGAAGCGTTTCTCCAGGGAATAGTACTTTGGCGTCTCCGTCCAGCGTGCTGGGATCGCATCGAGACTCACTGCACGGCGCTCTACAACCGTCGAAGATACTTTGAGCGGCAGCTCGTCGGGGACGATCTCTTTTGCAATAAGAATTTTCTGTTCCCATTCGTGCGGAACGCATTCGCACGTTTCATAGGCGCAATACCGCGTGATGTTCGGTACACCACACACGCGCAGTATCATCCCCGAATGGTCGCCTTCCTCGGCGATGACATGCAGACACTCTTCGTGATTCTGAAACGTATCCTTCAGTGCACGCCTCGACCTCAAATTCGCCCACACGGTATCGAATGATTGTGCTGACAACTTGGGGAATTCAAAAGTCCATTCGCGCTCTTGCTTTGCTACAACCATATCTTTGTGTGAAAGCAGGAATGGTAACATTATTTCCTTGGTCAGCTCCATGTTCATCTATAAACACAAAAGGAATTTTCCTTATATCACGCCATCATTTTTTCAACATAGACGAATCTCAGCATCGTCTGCATTGCTTCCACTCCATGTATGTATTGCGCTTTGTACACATATCTTGGCGTCCAATAAAAATGAACATAGCTTGAAGAACGATTCGGGCGGGACACTTGATCGCCCCGATGAGATCCATGCGAGGATCTCGCGCGAACCTTTCCGTCCAACGAGCGCGGATCCTGGATGTTTGCCAACGAACTCTTTCACGTGTGTCACGAATCTCTGTTCAGCATCCGCCTTCATCGTATCACTGTATACATCGTACAACGGGTCAATGTGTCGGATGACTGCGGGTATATAGGATGCTCGCGTCGTCGTCGTTTGCTTTTTGGGTTGGAGCTGTGCAGGTGGTGCTGCTGGTGATGCAACGGACTTCGCACGATGCACCGTAGGATAATCCACGCGTTGTGTCAAATGCGACGCGCCATCTGGAACGGCGAAGAATGCGAGCCCAGATGGAAGATGTCTCTGCAGGATCTCCATGATTACGCGGATGCTGTAGTAGTTTATACAATAAGATACGTCTCATGACTTAAATCACTTTTTGCACTGGTTGTGATTGGAGTCTGCTTCGAAAACTTCTTTTTCAACAGATAGAATCGCATACTAGATGATATCTTGTTCACCATTGGCTTCTTGTCGTTTTTGGAATCGTCCATATGTAAAA